GGGATCTCTTTCTCTTAATTGGAATTAAGAGACACGCATGAACTGCGTGCTTGGCATACACCGACTACCTAGCCCCCTCCTTAACCGGAGGGGGGCGGCTGTTGACAGGCTAGCCGCCTGTTACTATAGTAATGCACTATAGCGTTGTATGTCTCCCTGGTTGCTTACCAGGTCCCACACTGTTGACAGTGTGTCAGAGGTTCGGATTTGCACCCGAACCAGGTCAAGAACCCCTAGGTGCAGTTCTTGGTTGTTCCATCGGTTCGCCGAGTACCCCTAGGAAACTAGGAGTATGTTATGGCACCACCCCACTCTGGTCCCGTTATTAAGACTCAGAGCAGCCCTGGCCTCTATTGGTACCGCGTGGGTATCCGCCAAAAGAAACCGTTCACTGACGTGTTGCCGTTAAGCTTCATGAAAGGAACGATTTCTCAAGGTGTAGGAAATCCAAATCACGGCGGTAATCCTGCCTCGTATGCGTTGTCTATGGCTACCTGGAATGATGCAAGTTCCGGGTCAGTTTCTAGAACGGTTGCGAAGGCACATGAGAAGTTCTCTTCTTCGGTTCAAGAGAGAGCTCAGCTGGGTGCTGACATCGGCGAGTACCATCAAACTCTCAGCATGCTCACCGGTGCCGCCAAGAAAATTGGCGACGTCGCGCAGGCTGTGAGGAAGAAGGACTTCGGTCAGTTGTTGAATGCCTTGGACCCAAGGGGGAAGAAAGCCATGAATGGCAAGAAACCTTCTTGGAGCAAAGCTTTTTCTGACAACTTTCTCGCAGTGCATTTTGGTTGGGTCCCGCTTGCGCAGGACCTCCACGATGCTGCTCACGCTCTCTCTGAACCCATCAAAGCGCCCAAAGTCCGGTCATCATCATCGGATACCTTTCAACAAAGGTATTTCTATGATGCTGGTTCCGGTTACTTTGCGCGCGATGATTGGGATCTGAGGGTTCGTACGAAGATGGGGGCCGACGTGGCGTGCACTAATCCAGCACTCCACTTGGCCAGTCAACTTGGGATCACAAATCCTATCGCAATTGCTTGGGAACTTGTTCCCTTCAGTTTCGTTGTTGACTGGTTTTCTAACGTCGGTCAGTTTGTCGGTCAACTCGACGAATTCGCCGGATTGTCCTTGAACAGGGCCTACACTACTCAATCCGCGACAGCTTCTGGCCTCAATGTTGCGGGGAATCCTAATTGGAGTCCCCCTGCTGAGGCCGTTATCTGGCAAGGTATGACTGTAGAAAGGAGTTCCGGAATTGCTTCCGTACCTCTTGTTCTTAAGCCTCTTAAACTGCCATCTCCGATTCGTGCCATTACGGCCGTATCTTTGATGATACAGCAGCTTTCGAGGTGACTTTGGGAATTTTCCCTAGCCACGACCTGTAATGGTCACCTTCAGAAAGAAGAAATCATGCCTACCATGGCAAGCATCACCGTCAAGAAAGCTGACGGTACCACCGACATCGTCTACGATGCGCTCAACGCCTCTGGCGGTGACGCATCTCCCGCGGTCTGGCGCCAGGATACTGGTGCTGCTGCTGGTTTGCCGGTGGGCCTTCGCGCTCAGTTCAAGGTGTTGAGCCAGTGGAACGGTCCGAAGACGGCGCGGCAGGTGAAGTTCAACTTCTCCTACCCCTACGCCACCCAGGACTCGACCACCACGCTCTACTCCTCGACCGATCGCGTGGTCCTCGATGGGATCATCACGGTACCGCAGGCCATCCCGGCGACCGGTATCAACGAGGCGTGCGCTCAGGTTCTCAACCTGCTCGCATCCGCGTTGATCAAGTCGTCGGCACAGGCCGGCTACGCTCCGGTTTAATTACCAGGAGCAAGCACCATGACCATCAACACGCTGAATAGTTTTTCGCGTGTTGTCCTCAGTTTTTTTGAGGACATCGACACACCACTCTCGCTTGGCTTATACTTACGTATAAAACACGGGATGTGGCGTGAGGCAATCGCAATCAGCGTCAGCCCCAGTTCGTACCTTCATCACGCTTCGTATCTTAGCGATGCTTCTTGCACCGCTTTTCTTAGAAAGTGCGCCGGTCTTCCGACTGGCGTAGATACGCGCTCCGCCGCCATTGAAAAATGGAGGCAGGGCGAACGTGATTGTTACCTATCTAATCAGCGCCTCGTTCGCTACCTTCCACAGTTTCGCAACTGTGAAGATGTCGATCCGCGTATCAGTTCTTTTCTGATGCGTGTAAAAAAGAGGATTACTGGCTGGATAGGTACCGCGCCTCCTTCTGAATTAGAGGGGAGGTTCGGACCAGGTGCGACATCGACAGACCGAGGACAGCAGACAACTGTCGCTCACAAAATTGCCAATGTTCCATCATTGACACAGGGTGCCATACCTGTACTTCCTTTCTGGGGACGTACATTATGGGGAAGGCGTAATGCCCAACACTCTGGAGAGATCAATCTGGTTCGGGGTAACCGTTTTTTAACGGTCCCTAAGACTGCTTTGATCGACCGCTGCATTGCTGCAGAACCGTCTATCAATGTATTCTACCAGTTGGCCTTAGGCCGGATCTTGCGTCGTCGACTCAAACAGTCAACTTCACTTGATCTTGACTACGCTCAAGATAATCATCGCCGTTTGGCGCAGTTATCTAGCGTTGACAATAGTCTCGCGACTATTGACCTCTCAAATGCAAGCGATACCGTTTCCAGAGTCCTTGTCAGGCTTCTGGTTCCGCATACCTGGCATCAGTATTTGGAGGCCTTTCGGTCTCCTTTTACTGTTATAGAGGGTAAGTGCGTACTACTGGAGAAATTCAGTAGTATGGGTAACGGGTATACCTTCGAACTGGAAACTATCTTGTTTCTTGCCATTGCCTGTCAGATTTATTCTGACGTCAAGGGTCAAGAGCCCCTCATCGGGGCTGATGTTTCCTGTTTCGGAGATGATATCATCATTTCTGATGATCTCGCGCCCGTTTTACGGTCAGTGCTAAAGTTCCTGGGTTTTACAGTTAATGACCAAAAATCATTTTCTGGTTCTTCTTACTTTAGAGAGTCGTGCGGCGCTGACTTTTTCAAAGGTCACAACGTACGTCCCTTCTTTTGTAAGGAGATTCCCCATGAACCCCAACACTGGGTCGTCATCGCAAACGGAATCAAAGCTGTCAAAGATCTTATCGACCCTTTCGGGGTTGATAAGCATTTTAGCAGCTGGTTCCGCGCTCTGGAAGAACTTCCGTCAGGAATCCGGAGACTCCGTGGGCCAAAAGCCCTTGGAGACCTCTGTATCCACGACGAAATGTCCCGCTGGAACTATCGATGGCGAAATTCCGTCAGGTGGTTCCGAGTCTATCAGCCCGCCCGTATCTTCCGATACAGGTGGGACCGATTTGATCCGGAAACGCACCTAGCTTGCGCCGTATATGGTGTTGGGGATGGGAAACTTGGGATTACTCCCAGGAATCCTGTCCTTTCTTACCGTATCGGCTGGGTACCCTACTCTTAACGAGTTGGGAATCGATGGAGCGGTC